CTACGCCAGTGCCTACGCCTGTGCCTACACCTACACCTACACCTTCGCCAACGCCTTCGCCTACGCCTTCGCCAACGCCTTCGCCTACACCTTCGCCAACGCCTTCGCCTACGCCTTCGCCAACGCCTTCGCCTACACCTAGCGAGGGTGGTGGTACTGGTACTGGTGACGGAGATGGTGACGGAGATGGTGACGGAGACGGCACTGGAACTGGCGACGGTGACGGAGATGGTAACGGTAACGGTAATGGTTCTGGAAGAGGATCAGGCAGCGGCATAGGAACAGGTATGGGAGCTGCTAGCGGTACACGCACTACAGACTCTCTCTTTGGTGACATGCTGAAGCTAGAAACACAGGTAGGTTCTACGCAAGAGCTAGTACCGTTTAGCTTAGCACCTGTACCAGAGCTAATGCCTTTCCAGTATCAGGAGCAACGGCCTTTAGAACAGTTTACACAGCCACGTATGCTGACAAACGAGAGTGGCTTAGAAATTAACATACCACCACGACAATTAACTCAAGAAGAACTGCTACAGCAGTGGATAGACTCACAGAAGGTTTCTTTGTAATGACATACTTACAACTAGTAAACAGCGTATTACGTAGACTCAGAGAAGATGAAGTAACATCAGTCTCTCAGAACAGCTACTCTAAACTTATTGGAGAGTTTGTTAATGACGCTAAACGCTCCGTAGAAGATGCTTATGACTGGACTGCTCTGCGTACTACACTAACTGTAACCACAGACGATACAACTTTTAACTATGTGTTGACTGGCTCACAGAACAGGATGAAGCTGTTGGACGTTATAAACGACACCTCAGACTTCTTCATGCAGTACCGCCCTTCTCGCTGGATGGACAACGCTTTCTTGATTGAGACACCTCCTCTAGGGTCTCCACAGTTCTACAGCTTCAACGGTGTTAACGCTGCTGGTGACAATGCTGTCGATGTGTATCCTAAGCCTGACGGTGTGTATCAGCTACGATTTAACGTGGTACTGCGTACAGCAGACTTCACAGAAGATACAGAGACTCTGGCAGTACCTTCATCACCTGTTGTGCAGGTAGCTACAGCACTAGGTGCTAGAGAGCGTGGAGAGACTGGTGGCACAAGTGCAGCAGAGTTGTTTGCTCTGGCTGACAGAACATTGTCTGATGCTATTGCTATTGATGCGTCACAACACCCTGAAGAAACTATCTGGTATTCTTAATGGCACAACAACTACAGAACATTACAGTAGCTGCTCCAGGCTTTGCTGGTCTAAACACACAGGACTCTCCTATAGGGATTGATCCTTCGTTTGCTGCTGTTGCAGACAACTGTGTTATTGATCAGCTAGGTCGTATTGGTGCGCGTAAGGGCTGGGTAGAGGTTTCTACTAACGGCTCTTCTGTACTAGGCACTAGCCGTGGTATAGAAACTGTATACGAGTTTATTGATAACTCTGGTGATAAGGTTATACTGTCAGCAGGTAACAATAAAATCTTTACAGGTACTACCACGTTAACAGACGCTACGCCTACTGGGTACACGCCTACAGCTAATAACTGGAAAGCTGTTACTTTAAACGACCATGTCTACTTATTCCAAAGAGATCACGAGTACGTGCTAGGTACAGATCACGGTGGTTCTTTTGTACTAGAAGAACACTCAGCACACTCTCACGCAACAGGTACACCACCAGAGGCTAATGAAGTCTTAGCAGCATACGGTCGTCTCTGGGCAGCAGACATTACAGGTAACAAGCACACTGTCTACTGGTCTGATCTACTAAATGGTCATCATTGGACAGGCGGTACGTCAGGCTCGTTAGACGTTACTACTGTATGGCCTACAGGCTTTGACGAGATAACGGCTCTAGCGGCCCACAATGGCTTCCTAATCATCTTTGGCAAGAAGTCTATACTGGTGTACTCAGGAGCCTCCTCTCCTGCCACTATGACGCTTACAGACACCATAGAAGGCGTTGGCTGTATAGCTCGTGACTCAGTACAACATACAGGTACTGATATACTGTTCTTGTCTGAGACAGGTGTACGTAGCTTTGGCAGGACTGTGCAAGAGAAGTCTATGCCTATGCGTGACATCAGCAAGAATGTACGCACTGACTTGGTATCTTTGATTCCTTTACAGACTAATCCTATCAAGTCACTGTACAGCTCTGAAGAAGCCTTCTACCTGTTAACACTACCTGACAGCAACACTGTGTACTGTTTTGACATGCGTAGACAGCTAGAGGATGGTTCACATAGAGCTACTACATGGTCTAGTTTGTACCCTCTGTCTTTTGCTGTACTAGAGGGTGGTGATATATACATAGGCATCTCTTCAGGCATTGTTAAGTACACAGGCTACATGGACGGTGCTAACAAGTACGAGATGCGCTACTTCAGTAATCCTATGGACTTTGGCAACACATCTAATCTGAAGTTCCTGAAGAAGTTTAACCTGACTATCATTGGTGGTCAGAACACACCTACTACATTAAACTGGGGTTATGACTACACAGCTAACTATACTAAGCAAGCCTTTACATTTGGTGAGTCTAACATAGCTGAGTATGGTATAGCAGAGTACAACACCACAGGCGAGTACACCTCTTCTATCCTTATCAACACTCCAAAGGTTAACACCAGCGGCAGTGGTGAGGTAGTAACCATTGGCATAGAAGCAGAAGTCAATGGTGCTGCTTTCTCAATTCAAAAAATCGACATACACGCTCTACTAGGGAGACTTATCTAAATGTCTAATTACACTAAGACAACTAACTTTGCTACAAAGGATTCTCTCCCTTCAGGCAATGCTGCGAAGATTGTGAGAGGTACAGAGATCGACACTGAGTTTAACAACATACAGATAGCGAGTGCTACAAAGGCTGACTCAGCTAATGCTGCGCTAACTGGAACAACTACCGCTGTAACCTTAGATGTATCAGGTACGTTAACGGCTGGTACAATTACTGGAGGTTCTTACTAATGAGTGACGTATTAAGTTATACGGCAAACCCAGGAGCTGGTGATCCAGGCAGCCCTACATACACAGGCACAGGTGGCGCAGGCGCTGTGCAACCAGCAGGTTTTTTTGAAGACATACTAGGTTTTCTAAATAATTCTACTGTTAACCAGGCACTACGCACAGGTGGTGAGTATTTCTTAGGCAGAGAAGCCATAGGAGATGTACAAGCACTAGGCCGTGAAGCTCAAGAAAGATCAACAGCTTTAGCAGAGCAAGGCCGAGCAGGTGCAGAGTTTAAGCCTTACACTGTTACAAGTGGCCTAGCTAACATTGCTACTACTCCTGAAGGTGGTTTTGGTATAAACCTGTCACCAGAGCAGCAAGCTCTACAGGCGCAGCTACAGGGCCAAGCAGCGGGTTTATTTGGACAGGTAGGTCAAGACCCAGCAGCGCAGCAAGCGGCTATCTTTGAGCAAATAAGGGCTACACAGCGTCCTGAAGAGGAGCGTCAGCGTCTAGCACTAGAAGAGCGTATGCTGTCACAAGGCCGTCTAGGTCTATCCTCTGCTGCTTATGGCGGTGCATCTCCTGAGCTACTGGCACAAGAGACTGCTCGTCAGGAAGCTATGGCACGAGCTAATGTAGGAGCTAGGCAGCAAGCACTAGCAGAGCAGCAGCAGGCTCTAGCAGGTGCTACAGGATTGCTAAGTGCTGGTTATCAGCCTCAGAGAGAAGCTCTTAATCTTCTACAAACCAGTGCAGTACCTGCTGGCTTTGCTGACATTGGTCGTAGGACTGGTACTGAGCTACAGTCACAAGTAGGAAGAGTTGGTTTAGAGACTGGTTTGAACTACGAGAACCTAGCTAACCAGCTACGTCTTGCTCAACAGCAGCAGCTACTTGGTGGTCTACTGGGTCAGCAGCCTACATACGCTGAACAGCTACAGGCTGGTAAGTTACAAATTGATTTAGGTGAAGCAGCAGGATTGTTTGGTTCGCTGTTTGATAAGTTTGGAGGTTAAGAAAATGGCTAGACAAGATATTGCAGGATTATTAACAGGCATTAGCAGCACACAGCAGCCTGTACAGCAAGCTGTTCCTGGTTCTCCTAACTTCTATGGCGAGTTTATGGCAGCTAGAGGCAGAGGGCTACAGCGAGGTCTAGGTGGGCTGTTACGTGGTGGTGAGCCTTCTCCGCAGGAAAAGATACAGGGTGCTATGTTTGAGCTAAACAGCCCTACAGATAAAGAAGGCGTAGCTAAAACAACTCAGCAGCAGATACTTGATTTAACTAAGCTGGCTCAAGTACAGCAGGTACAAGGTAACCCAGCAGCGGCTGCACAGACTGCGGCAAAGGTTCAGCAGTTGAAAGAGCAAGCATTAAAAGCTGAACAGTCTAAGCAATTAGCCTTAAAAGTTAAACCAATAAACCCTGACCTATCTGTACAAATAGTTAATCAAGTTCCTGGGGCTATGGAAGCAGGCTTAGAAGCACTTCAGCCCAAAGGAGAAATAGTTAATATCGTTAGAGGTGCAGATAGAAAAGTAATAGGAACAGCAATACAAAAGCCAGATGGTTCGTTAGTTAACCAAGATGGACGGCCTATTACGCTTTCTGCGGGTGTTGGAGTTTCTAAAACTATCCCAGGTGCAGGAATAAGCCTTGCTCCAGACCCTTCTGCTGAGGTTCGGGCAAAGAGCCTAGAAAGAAATTTAACTCAACAAGGAAAGATGTTTGAAACTGTTGACGCTAAAATGCCTCAAGCTAGGCAAAAACTAGAGACTGCTCAAAGAATCTATGCATCTCTTGAAAAGGGAGCGCCTAGTGGCAATGTTGCTGAAAGAATAGTAAATTTAGCTGAGAATGTACAAAGTGCGTTTTCAGTGCTTGGAGTAGAAACTCCAGAGTCAGTTCAAAAAGCAATTAGCGAGGGTACTGATTTAATACAGATAGGTTTTAAAGCAATGGAGCCTTTAATTGAAGCGCAAGGAAGAGGCTTTACAGACAAAGACAGAGAACACGCTAAAAAAGTTCTTCCTGGATTGTCACAGTCTTGGCAATATAACGAGATGATTGCTGATTTAAACACGTTAGACGCTTACAAAACACAAGATCAAATGCTTTTTGCAAACAAGAGAAGAAAACTTAACGAAGTAACTGACCAAGCTGGCGAAACTTTGTGGACTTCTTATCTAAATGACTTGCCTATGTCTAAAACAGAAGTAGTAAACGAAGGCACAGAATCAGCTTATACTCGTTTGGTTCCTATAAAGACTAATGAAGACTTGTCTCAATATTGGGTAAAAGCACGTCCTAAAGGCTTTAAAATTAAAATAGGCGGAGAAGTTACTGCCTATAGTATGAATGATATTAATAAAGCAGCTTCTGAGTATGAGTACGGAAGCACTAGAGAATTTTTAGCTGACTTATCAAGACAGGGTCTTCTTATTGACGGAGTTTATTAATAATGACTTTTACAATACCTGGTTTTATTCCTAGTACAGAAGCGCCTTCAGAAGGGAACTCTTTTGAGATACCTGGCTTAATTACTCCTAACCAATCTTTGCAGAATCTTAAAACAGAGCAAGAGGCTCAGATGTTGGCTGAGTTACCTGCCTATGATCCTACTGACTTGCCTCAGTTGCCTGTAGAAGGGGCTGAGGATACTGGACAGAAGTCAACTATGGAAAGAGCTGTCGAAGAGATAAAGCTGCGTTTTTCTCCTATAGCCAATCCTGTGTTAGAAGTAATGAACGCAGTAAACGCTGGTATCTACGGAACTGCTTTTGATTTAGTAGTGGCTCCTTACGAACTAGCTACTGGGGAAACTGTAGACCGCCCCAGTCAAGTAAAGAACCAGACTTATATGCCAGACCCTGAAGATGCTGAGATTCTTGACAAAGGAGCTTTTTACGCTTCTATGGGCATGGGAATTAACGCTGCGGCTAGAGTGGCTGTAGGACAGTTTGGTAAGAACATGGCACTAAACGCAGGCGCTAGATCAGGTTTTAACCCTGTTACAGGTAAGCCTTTTTCTAAAGTTGGCGGTGAGTCTACAATAGCTGGTATTACTAGAGATGTGGCATCTACATCTATGTCTGGAGAAGCCACTATAGGACTAGCCATGGCAGCGGCTGGGCAGCTTTCTGAAGGGCCAGGTATTAAAGTAATGGGTGCTGATCCTTTAAAACTTCCTTTAGAAATAGCAGGCGGGTTAATAGCTGCTGCACGACCTTCTACCTACATAGACGTAGGAACTGGAGTAGTTCGTGATGTTATGAAATCATACAGAGATATTCCTCTTGATCCTGATCTTGTTAAAGGGTTGCTAACAGCAGAAGAAGCCGCTGTTCTTAGACAATACGAAGCAAAGTTTGGTGCAGACAATGTTGTGCAAGCTAGTAAAGAGCTTAGAGGAGCTACTGTAAGTCCTGTAGAAGCTAAGCAAGCGTTAGAAGCTGCTGCTAAAGGAGAAACTGTATTGTCTATAGCGCAGAAGATAGACGATCCTGGGGTATTTACCCTGCAAAGATCGTTAGCTGCTGAAGACAATATTTTTGCTGCTGACGTTAAGGAAGGAATAGACTTTGCTCAGTCTTCTTTGGCTAAAGAGTTTAACGACCTGATGAATCCTTCTACTGGAGAGTTTAACTGGCCTGCTTTTAAAGAGTTAATGCCTAAAATACAGGAGGATTTAACAAAACAAGTAGACGATAGAGTGGCGGCTGCTCAAGACAAGCTAGCTACTATTAATAAAGCCTACGAAAACGATCCTGTAGCTGCTTCAAAAGAGTTTACTAAAGTGTTTGATGACATGCTAGCAGATATTACAACGCAGGAACAGCGTTTGTGGGGCACTATTAACGACACTGTTTTAGTGCCTACAGCTACTTTAAAGCAAGACGTTGCTCGTATACTGTCAGAAACAACTAAACAAACTACATTGCCTAAAGAAATTATTGAAGAAATACTAGGAAGGAAAATAAAAAGAACAAGTCAAGGCTGGCAAGTTGTAGGAGGGGCTAAAGGTAAACCTGCTCCTCGACCTAGTGTAGTTCTTTTAGGCGAGGAAGCACCTATAGTTTTAACAGAACTTAGAAGTAAGCTATCTGCCATGAGTAGAAACGCTAATAAAGCTACTGAACCAGCACTACAGTATGACCAAGGAGTGCTTATAAAACTACAGCAAGCTGTTCTGGATAATTTAACCAGAGGCGCTGACGGTGTAGACCCTGCTTTGAGAGAAGTTTATCTAGCAGCTAATGCTTTCACCAAGAAGAAACACGATGCTTTAACTAGGAGTACGTTAATACCTACTGTCCGCAAAGCCCCTGAAGAAAGGAAGCTAGGGAAGCTACTGGGAAAAACTACTAAAGATCAGGAAGATATTGCTGTAGCTGCTAGTGAACTAGAAAAGGTGTTTAATGTAACTCCTGTAACACCAGAAGCTAGATCAGCGGCACTCAAAAACGCAGAGCAGTATCTGCTAAACAAGTTCTCAAAAGAAGTAGACCCTGAAGACTTAGCTACCTACGACTTGTTCATGGCTAATCACAGAGACTGGATTAGAAAGTTTCCAGAGTTAGGTAACATTATAAAAGACGCTAAAAAGAAAGCTAAAGCTCAAGGAGTGGTTGTACAGAATGCTTTAAAAGCGCAAGAGGCAAAAAGGCTTGATGAATTTGCTACCGTAGCTGGTGCTAATCCAGACACAGTAATTAAAACAATACTAAACAGTGCTAACCCTTCTCAAACTGCTGCTAGGTTTAAGCGTTTAATAGGTAAAAACAAAGTAGCTGTAGAAGAGTTCAGAACAGCCATATCTAACAAGATAGCTGCTGAGTCTTTAAAGATAGTTGATCTGCAAATAGCTGGTGCAGGTAAGCAGCAAGTTCTTCAGCCTGTTTCTTTTGGTGAAATACTGGTTAAACTAGGCCCTTTGATGGGAAAAGACGGTGGTTTATTTCTTAGTAAAACAGAAGTAAACAATTTAAGAAGATTGCATGCTTATACGTCTGCCATTTCAAGAGATATAGCTTCCGCTGCTGCTACAGGGAAAAACCCTAGTAATTTTAATACAATAGCTTTAGAGTTTCTTTCTAAGTACGGGGCTATGCGAGCCGTAAACGCTCTTATGGGGTCACAGTCTATTGTACTCTCTGG